AGATAAATTCATTGACGAAAATCTATTTTTCAAGGATGCCAAATTGAAGAAGTACTACGATCGAAACTTACAGAGAGATCTCGGTAAATTTCGTAGTCGAGTGCGCACTACACATTCAGGTAAAGAATTCGAAAAGATCATGTATGTTTTTGTCACTGACTCCTTACGTGATATCATACTTGACACAATCGGAGAACTCACACAGTTTTTGAATAATTCAGGTGATCTTATCGTGAGTGGTGGTGAGGCGTTTAATTTGTACACAGATTTCAAAGATAGGATCATCACCAGTGACATCGATGCAAAATTTGTACCGCGTATCCCGATGAATGAACAGTTTTTTGGTAAATTACAAGCTATAAAACTCACGCTCTGGAACAAACTCGGGGAACTCGCGAAGCGTTTGAACATGCGAGTCAAGAAGAGAATAATGATGATGCAAAAGAAACATCCCAAATTATTCAAATTTTTAGGAATTGGTTTCAAACAGAGTGGACCATATGTCACACGAAGATACACATTAATCAAGAAGAAGAAGTTGTCAAATACCAATAAACCCAGTAAGAGTGATGTCTTCATTGATGTCGAATTGTTCGCCCTCGATCTCAACATTCGTTTCTTATCAGCGAAAACTGGAAAAATTGAAGACTTCAATATGGGTGGTATTCTCGACATTCCCTTCATGCGACCCCAAGAGTTTGGGTATGAAGTAGCACTCACTAAGCGTCGTGAGATGACATATCGTGACGTAATATCTGGAAAATTGATTAACAATAAGAAAATTCTCATCGCTAGTAAAGAGTTCCTCATCGAAGACATTTACTTGATGCATAAACTTCGTCTTCGACCAGAGAAGAAGGAGAAAGATCGACAGAGACTCGTCAGGTTGGCACAGTTGTTTGATAAACGTATCAAGGCTTCAAACTCCATGGATGACGTTTTCAAGCGAATCACACCCAAAATTGTTACAAAGTCCAAGGCATCGAGAAAGCCAACGAAGGTTTCGATTAACGCAGCGACAAAGATCAATCCATATAAATACAAAAACTTCACGACCGAACCTTCGAATGAACGTCTTTCTAAACAGATTGTATACGGTCTTAAACCTGTCGTCAAAAATACAAGCGTGGAAGGGTATACTAAATCATCAGGAAATAAACGATTCAACACGAAAAATCTCAAGTGGAAAAACGTCAATAATAACGCATATGTGAAAAATGAATTTCAACTTCGTCCAGAAAACGCACTTCCACTCCCTAAGAATATGAACATTAGTAAAACTCTGTACGGTTATAAACCCAGGAGAAATCAATGGGCGCCAAAGACATTATTCAATAAGGCTGCCGCTATACCATTTGTCGGGTTAAAGAAATGAAACCATGTGTATACATAAAATGATCTACAACGTCCCAGCCAAAGGTGATGATGGTCTCTATTTTGTGAAGGCTCTCAATGATTCCAAGCGTAAATGCCTCGTTCAGTTGAACGGAGTTAGGATTTTGAACTCTTCAGGTGATATTGCTATAAATCTTGAGTCTGAGGTCAACATTGCCAAGATTCAAGCGATTGATACTGAGAACCTCAGTGCTGCTGTTGAGAATGCTGAGACCTGGTTTGGTAAGAAGCTCAGTGAAAAGGTTGTTGAAGGCGCATACACTTCCAGTATTGCAGACGGTCAACTTACAGGGGAACGCATTGAGGTTATGAAGGTTTTCAATGTTGAACAGGAGGAGGAGGATTTTGATAATGTTCATCCCGAGAAGTCTTGTGATGTCATTGTCGAATTTGCGGGACTATGGTTTGCCAAGAAATCTTTCGGATCTTCATGGAATGTTGTCCAGGTCAGGGTTCACCCAGACCCAATTCTTGACACTTACCCAGACGGATTTGCTTTCGTCGACGAGGATGACCAATAAAAAAAATTGTTATACATATATAAAAGATGATGAAGGGTCGTAACCAGAACATTATGATGTTGGTCGCCGTAGCTGCACTAATCTTCCTCCTTTTTTCCATGAACAATAAGTCTGGCTATGCCATTGTCGAGCGCGCGTATGCCCCCTTCGGTATGGCGCCAGCCGCTGGTCCTGCCCCAGGCCCCGCGGCTAAGGCGGCGGCCGGTGCGTGTGGTGGTATGAACAAGGGCACCGGTCTCGCCTCGTCCCTCCTTCCCCGTGAGGTTGCGTCGGCCGAGGACTTTGGTCAGTTCGCCCCAGAGGACATCCTCGCGGGTCAGAACTTCCTTGAGCCCCGTAAGCAGATCGGCTTCCCCGAGACTGTCGGTGGTGCCCTCCGTAACGCCAATCAACAGATTCGCAAGGATCCCCCCAACCCAAAGGACCCCTTTGTGTGGAACAACTCCACTATTGTCCCTGATCTCATGCAGCGTGGTTTGTGCGCTTAAAGATTTGAAGGTAAAAGTATATAATTAAACATGACAACTGTTGCACCTGATCTCTCCGAGAATGTATCTAAACTGGTAGAGCTCACGAAACAATTAGCAGAGGCGAAATCTGATATTAAGGTCCTCAATCAGGAAGAGAAGCGCCTTAAGGAGGTGGTGAAGAAGCACATGGTCGGTCAAGGCATCGATACAATTAACCTCAGGAAGGGTAAGATTAGTATCCGTAAAACTGTCAGGAAAGGTGGAATGAACAAGGATGCCATCAAAGATGGTCTTATGACATTCTTCGGTGGTGATGAGACTAAAGTTGAAGGAGCCCTAAATGCTATTAAAGATGGTCTTAAGACGAAAGAGTCCACCTCTCTCTCCCTAACTGGTATAAAGGATAAACCCGAGAAGGAAGATAAGTAACTAAACATGGTTTGGAGCCAATATATATACGAAGCGTCTACTGGTTTTGATCATTACGCCAGTGATGATGAAGATATTATCGATGACACTCCTCTGAATATCGAAGACTGGGAAGCCGAATACTCAGATGAACTCTGGCACATGTGGAACTCTATCAGGACATTGATGGAAGATGCTCATATCAATCATTCTGGAAATTTTAACGACTTTGTGGAATTCTGTTTCAAGGAACACGATTCCTATAACGATCGTGTTACATGGGAGTATCCAGAACAGACCATATGGTATGAAGAGAGACTTGCTCACATATGGCGAAACCTCAGGAGAAATGTGAATGATAATCATCTTCATGAAGAGTTTATGCGAGGTGTAACATTTTACCACTTTGTCGACTTTGCTAAAAATTATATGTGTATATATTAAATGCTCCCCGATATCACCTCCCAAAAGGTTGCCATCCCCGCCGCCTTGTTTCTCGCGCTCAGCCCTGGCGTCCTCCTGACCACCGCTGGTAAGAACGTCAAGTTCGTGAATGGTAAGACCAATCAGATGGCTATTTTTTTCCACGCGCTGGTCTTCTTCCTCGTGTACAGCCTCATTGCTCGTGCGATGGGTCTCGTGCTCACCAAGACCGATCTTCTAGTGACCACCGCGCTCTTCTTGGCTCTCAGCCCCGGTCTCCTTCTCACTCTCCCCCCTGGCTCGGGTGGCGTCTTCCGTTCTGGTCAGACCAGCCTCCCCGCTGCCCTAACTCATGCGATCGTATATGCCGTAATCTTCGCGGTTTTACGTCGTCAATTTCCTCAATTCTATTAAGTAAGAAGATGAAGTATCTCGTCCTCGGTCCAGCTTCTATGGGAATATACTCCCTCATTGGATCTATGAAGGCGAGAGAATCTTCACTCGTGGATGTGAAAGAGATTTCAGGTTCTTCGGCGGGTGCGATTTTAGCTTTATTTTTAGCAATTGGGATGTCCGTGGATGAAATATTAGAAACATCTTTATCATTAAATATCCCCAACTTTGTTAAAATACGTTTAGGATCATTTTTTAACAAATTTGGTTTTGTTGATATGGAACCTATTCGTAACAAGTTGGTTGAGATTTGCGGAGGAGATCCCACATTTGAAGAACTTGAAATGAAAATATTTATTTCGGCGTTTTGTATGAACACATCTGAAACTGTTTACTTTTCTAAAGATACACACCCAGATATGAAGGTAATAGACGCCGTGTGTATGAGTATGGCTGTACCTTTCATATTTGCATGTGGTAAATATAAAGGTGAGACGTACGTTGATGGTGGGATGAAGGAGGAATATCCATTGACACCTTTTTTTGATAAAAAACCACACGAAATTACGTGTATAAAAATTAAAATGAACAAAGTATATCAAGAAGATATACACACACCTAAAGAATTTGTACAATCTTTGGTTCGTTCGGCACTATCTAACCGTGTAGAGTACGATACACCAATTGAAATCGTAGAAATTAATGTCGGTGACGCAGACGTATTTGATTTCAGTATGACCTATGAAGAGAAACTACGATTGTATAGTATTGGATATTTGACATAACACTTTTTTTATCAGTTTACAGTATATGATAGAGGTTTGCGATCCAGACGCAGATCTAGATGTCCTAAAGAAACTCATTAAGATGAACACAGGACACAACATTAAACTGACAAAAGAACAAACATGTCAAGTCTATGATGATATTAAGGCGGGAAAGTTGCCCCTCCCACCTTTGATCATGAGCTCCAGTAAGATCTACCTTGTCGATAAAAAATCGCCACTCAAACCCAACGATTATGACATCTTATTTGATTCATCGTCTAAACGGAATCAGATCAAGATTGTCGCACGTAAAGTTGGACTAAAGCAGTTAGATCAAATGACAAAAAGTCAAATGATTGACTCTATTGGTAAGCGTCTGAAGTACATGAAAATTCATGAACCCGTGAAGATTGGAACGAAGCGCACCACTCCAGTCAAGAAAGAAGGGTTGAACAACACAGCAGTGATCAACAACACAGCAGTGAACTTTACAAACACCACCCTGAACGCAAATGGGAATGTGAACCGTTTGAATGGGAATGGGAATGGGAATGTGAACCGTTTGAACGGGAATGGGAATGTGAACCGTTTGAACGGGAATGGGAATGTGAACACAGCTCGTAGGAACGAGAACTTGAACACAGCTCGTAGGAACGAGAACTTGAACACAGCTCGTAAGAATGAGAACTTGAACACAGCTCGCAGGAACGAGAACTTGAACACAGCTCGCAGGAACGTCCCTACCTCTCGTGTAAATTTTCCAAAAGGTGGTCTCTTCATGAAAGATCAGCGACCAAAATTTCTTAACGGCCGGGTGAGCGCCGTTAAAAAACCTACAGAATCATTATTTACTCGAATTTTCAAACCAAAACAAAAAGACTTTATACCGTCAAGTAAATTTAAAGGTGGTAAGAAGGGATATGTATTTAAAACAGGAAATCAAGGTACTGGGTACTACATAAACGTAGGTGCTGCGGTAGTTCAGGGACCCATGCCAGCACCCAGTGGTGCGTCAAACATTGACATAAACGAAGCGATCGAAAAGATCAAGAAACTTCAACTCAGACGTGAAAAGCTGTTTTTGAATAAAATTGGTACTGGTGGTTTCAGGGGTTCCGATGTGGTGGCGGAGGCTGTAAAATACAAAACTCTCGAGAATGATTTCATCACCAAATTATCAAAGATGACTTTATCTAACACAAATCGAAATACTTTCATCCAACGTATGGCATCCGAAAATCTGGAACAACTTGAGGCTGAAGCTCAGATAAAGTCTGGCAACGTCGTTCAAAACGACGAACAAAAGATGAACACCATACTCGCCACACTCCCGTTCATAAACAATAGTTCTAAGACTAACTTCAAAGCACGCGCCAAGGCTGGAGGCACCAACATTAATAGTCTCATCGAAGAGGCTAAAAAAGAGAACGAGACGAAACGTTCGACATTCATAACCAACCAGAAAACTAAATTTATGGGTATGATCACTAACGTCAAACTTTCCGATGAAGATAAGAATAGTCTTGCAGAACTCATTGATAATAAGACCAATCTAAATTCTCTAAAAAATCGTGCCAATAAATTGGTCGAGCAACGAATCGCGGAGAAGAAAGCTCTCATGAAACAAAACTTACTCACATATTTGACTCCTCTTAAAATTAATCAAACGAACAAGAATGGATTTCTCAGACGTTTCAATAATGGAGAGAGTATCAACGTTCTCAAGCGTGCCGCGAAGGAACGCGAAGATGAGGTGGCTCGTAGTGGCAACGAGAATGTGAGGACGCGTCTCGTTCGTAATCTCAACACTCTCAATCTGAACGCGCAAAACAAAAACACTATAATGAGTAAGTTTAATAACGGAAATCGTAACGTGACTAAACTCGTCGAGGAGGCGAAGAGACTCAAGAATGAGCGAAATGTAGGTAAGATAGGCACCGAGAGAGAAAGACTGACCGCTCTCGCAAAGCAGCTCGGTGTCAATACAAATTTCTCGAACAACATCTCAAAACTCAACGCACTTAATGAAGTCACTGGTCTTGAACAGAGAATTCGAAACGCTGGTGGAGAGAAGATTAAAGGCACGTTTGCTGAAAAGGTTCAGGCACTTTCAAAGGTTGCTTCGAACATGAATCTGAATGCTAGTATACAATCAAACATTCTCAAACTCAAGAACAACACCGAACTCAATATGATGAAAGTTCGTATCATAGGTGCTGGTAAGCAAAAGTTGTCAAACCGCGCTGGATCTTTAGGTGTAAAATTTTCTAGAAACATCGCAAACGTCAACAGTGTTAATAAACTCAAACCTTTACGAAACAGGATAAATAACGCTGGGAGGAATAAGGAGAGTGCCAAGACTCAAAAAGACGCTGCGTCCGCGAGACAGGAGTTGAAAAATTACATCAATCGAAACATAACCCTTCCCCAAAACAAAAAGAATGCCTTTGTGCGTCAAGTGAACCTAAACTCCACAAATCTCATCGAACTTCGTAAAGAAATAAACACTGAGATACAGTCGATAAAGAACACTAAGCGCACAAAGAATTTGGATGAGCTCGAGCGGTATCTTCAACCACTTAACATCAATAAATCCAAGTTCATTCAACGTTTCAAAAACTCTAACATTTCATTGGAGAACATCAAGGTGGCCATCAATAAGGAGGTGACCATCAAAGGTGACCTAAACAGTAAGAAACGCACTCTATCTAGCAAGATAGACGAAGCTAAAACGTACAACGTTGCATTCAATTTCAACACGAACACATCCCCATTGAACTCTCCCGAGAAGGTTGAAGAACTTAATCGAAGGGTTGATAAGGTCATAGAGAGTGTAATCAATAAGGGGCGGAATACACTATCGAACAAGATCATTAATACCAATGTGAAAAATGATTTCATGAACAAAGTGACCGCTGCGAAAACACTCAAAAATCTCAAAAATATTGGAACCCAAATTAATGCTGCCATTGCTTCGAAAAAGGCTGCAAAGAATGTAGAAATTACTAAATACATGAAAAATATGGGACTCGATAATACAAACATTCAACTCGTCGCGGCTCGCAATCTCAGTCTAAATGACAGCCGTCAGATGGCGAATGATATTTTGGATAAGAAGAAGAGACTGGAACTTACCAAACTTCTCGATGAAAAGAAAGTTCCAGTCGCTGACAGAAAACAATTTTATAATAAAATCTCTAAAAATTCTAACATCCGTACTATCGAGAAAAATGTTGAAAATTATTGGATACAAAAATCGAGAGAAACACTTTCGAATATTACACAAGTTTTGAATAAATATAACTT